AAATTCATTATGACCGACTTGTTTTGCAAGTTCTCCATATAACTTAATTTTGCGAAGCATAACGTAACCTCATTCCTGTGCATTTTAACAACCAAGGGTTGTAAGGTTCTTTACAAGATAGTCTATCTCTTAAATGATGTATTACATCGCCATCTACAAAAATCGCCACATGATTCAACCCAACAGCCCCGATTGACATAAACAATAAATCGCCATTTACTAATTTTTCCTTATTATTTAATTCAACAAATCCTGTAGCTTTAGCGCATCTTTCAAACATCGGGTCATCTTGAAACTCTTCAGGTGTTGTTGGCCTTTCCCAATCTCTAAGTTCTATATTTAATTTTTCTTTGTAATATCTGCGAACAAGCGACCAACAATCAGAAACACCCCAAACCCAAGGCAAACCGATCATATCTGGTTTATATCCTGACGGCTTATATTCGCCCCATGTTTCCGTTTTAGGGTTGACAATATACCAAGGCAAATTTGATTGCTCACAGCTTATTTTGTCGGCCTCTGAAGCAACAGGCGGTGTTGTCGGGTGTGAATGAACAATTCCAATAATTTCTCCAAGAGAGTCTCCCGCAACAAAATCTTCAGGGTTCATAATAAAACATTGATGCGAAGTTATTGCTAAATTTTGACAAGGAAAATATTTTTCTTTACCGCGAATATTCAACAAAAGACCGCAAGATTCTTTCGGGTCTTGTTCTTTGGCATGAAGCAATGCGA